GTGATCGAGGTCTCCTCACACGACTTCAGCAAGTCGCTGATCTCGTATGCGGTACCTTTGACTTCTTTGATCCTCATCAACGTTCTGTTGATTTGGACGCTGAAGGCAAAGGCATCGGATTCAAACATGGACCTGGAGCGGTTTCCGAACGGTTGAAGAATTGGGAGAAGTCCCAGTTCCCATATTGGTCGGATAAGCTAGAAGTGCTCTTTCCTTTCGAACTCTGCGGTAAATCTGCAGGAAACGATCGGGATCGGCCTATTAACCATGAACTGGCTAGTAGGTTGATTTGGGTACCTAAGACCTATAAAGGTCCTAGACTCATAGCTGCTGAGCCGGCATCACATCAGTGGTGTCAGCAGAGCATCTTGAGTTTCATGAATGAACAATTTAAGAAGCACTTTAAGGGCTTCTTTATTGATCTTCGTGATCAGTCCAAATCAAACGATCTGGTACTTTCAGCTTCACGAGATAGGTCATTGGCGACTGTCGATTTGTCAGATGCTAGTGACCGTCTTTCGTGTTGGACCGTGGAACGGGCGCTGAGAAGAAATCCTTCTCTTCTGCACCATCTGCACGCCGCACGAACGAGGCTCCTGAGCGATAATATATCTCAGGAACCAAGCTTCTTGAAACTCAAGAAGTTTGCCTCGCAGGGAACTGCTACGACGTTTCCAGTTCAGTCTCTAGTCTTTCTGATTATTGCTTTAACCGCTTCGGTTAATGGCAAGATCACTTGGACTAAGCTGTGGAAGCTTCGTAACCAGGTACGAGTGTTCGGCGATGATATAATTTTGCCGACACCCGGGTATGAGCGACTTATCCGCATTATGGACTTATTGGGTCTGAAAGTGAACGTGGCCAAAAGCTACGCTCACGGACATTTCTGAGAATCCTGCGGAGTCGATGGGTACAAGGGTTACGATGTGACCCCTGTTAAGCCCAAGATTTTAGTCGCCGACAGCCCGGCCTCGTGCCAGGCTGTAGTAGACACTACCAACAACCTTTTAATGAAAGGATTATGGAATGCCTGCATCAGCCTCACAAACACCTTACCTCCACGTGTTCGACGTGGACTCAGGATTGTGGCTCAGCACGAAGTTGGGTTCAGTGGTCTCGCCTCATATTCTGGCAGCGATGAATCTCATCTTAGAAAAAGATGGAATTCTCGCCTTCATAGGTATGAGGTCAGAGTTTGGTCAATTATTGGACCAACTCGAACAGAGACGACTGGGGGATACCACGCGTTGCTGGACTTCTTTGCCAGCAAGCACAATAATGAGCATGCTCGGATTACATCTGAGCACCTCAGTGGTATCCGGAAGTCTAGAGATAGACTTCTATGGGAGCCCCATAACACTCACGCTCGCATGCCTACTAGCAGGTGATGACCTATCTACCAAACTCTATTATGAGAATGGTAATTCCATGTATG